CTTTCCCATTGGCTCAAATGCTCACAAATAGCTGAACCCCTACACGCGTCACAGCGGCGATGTATAGCGAAGAGCGGATTATTTTCTGTACCCCCTACCCCCCGCTATAGCTTAAGCTGGAGCCCTGAAGCTATTGCTATAGTGTGAAGTTCGACTGTGTGCGAGTATGAAACAAAAAGCTAAACGAACAGATGCACACAGCCTGTCCACAGTCTCAGGGGCTTTGAAACTCCTGTGTTAAGTTTGTTTTCGCGCCGTTTAAGCGCGTTTCACAACCCCAACGGAGAGGCTACCCACGCGGTGGCTTTTCTGCTTTTATTGGCGCTGTATTGGCTTAGCTGTATTCCTTCAATAAACGATGTATTTCGGCTTCATTCATCGCCTGGTGGTGATAGTCTAAAGCGTACTCTTCCCAGCGCTCCGGCTTGTTCTGAAACGCGAAGATTAGATGCTCGGTCTCATCAACTGTGAGCGGCTCTTTGTTCTTAGCTCTCCACATTAGACGAAGCCGCTGCTTCACTTGATTGTGATCTACCAGCATCACCTGTTTGCTCAGGCTCATTATTGGTACCTGAGTCTCTTCACACCACGCCTTGAAAGTTGCGGGCTGCTTATAGCCGTAGCGCTCAGCCAGGGCAATGATTGGCCGCCAGTCGTGCTCTTCTGTTCTGTCTTCGGTCATAGTCCAAGGTTTAGTGCGTGAGTGTCTCCCTGCTCCAGCTCGAGCCCCTGGGCGTATCGCATCAGAGCTTTAATGGAGGCGTGGCCGGTCATCTGCCGCAGCAAGTCGTAGCGCGTGGGCTTCTCTTTTGTCAGGTGGAGAGCTACGAACGTGTGGCGGCATTCATAGAACGTGACGGCGCGCCCGAGGCCCGCCTCAGCTGCAAGCCGCTTCAGCTCGTTGCCTATTGTCACGTTGCTGGGCAGGCCGGTAAACAAGGGTGCGTTGGGCGCTTGCTTCGGGCCAATGAGCCGCAGCGTGTCGGCGCTCAGCGGCACCGTTGCTTTCATAGGGTTGCGCTCAGTCTTGGCGCGCACATAGGTCAGCTGCCCGCTGCCGTCAGCGAACCGCTCAATGTTGGAGTGCGTGAGCTTCAGTAGATCCCCGAGGCCCGCGCCGGTAGCGCAGCCGAAAAAGAAGGCGCGCAGGGCGTTGGGGTGGCGCGTTGGTTGCCGCCGGAGCTGGTGCAGCTGCTCGAGCGTTAGCGGGCGCTTCTTGTGTGGCGCCTGGTGATAGTTGCCGACAGCTACAGACAGCCCCGCCCACGGGTTGCGCGGAATCAATTCGTAGTCGAGCGCTGCGCGGTTCAGCTGCCCCTTCACCCACGCCAAGTAGTTGCGCGCGGACTCGGGCGACATATTCTGTAGAAGCAGCTCTTTCAGCTCTTTGAAGTGGCCGCGCTTTACATCGCGCAGCTTCAGCGACTCCGGGAACACCTGAGCGGCGTAGTTATAGACGCTCTGACAGCGGTTGCGGTTCTTGGCTCTGTCCAGCTCGATGCGGTCACGCCACCAGGCCAGGAAGCCAATGTCTGAAGCGTCACCCGTTGCCGCGAGCAGCCCGTGCTTGATGCCTTTTTGCCGTGCTGCTTCCTTCTCCAGCCAATCCTTCGCACGCTGGCAGGCTGTGAGGTGCTCGGCGCTTCCAGGTTCGCTCCAGGTGCCGCAGACGCGGCCCAGGCTCTTGCGCTGCTTTGCTCGAGGCTTAGCGGGATCTATAGCGAGCCAGCGGTGCAGGTTGCTTTTTTTCTTGTCGATGGGTTCAGCGCGCAGATAGACGCTAATGCCGTCCAGCTCGATGCGCTTGCCGTGGGTGTCATGTAACTGTGCCATAGCTGTGTCCAAGGTTGGCTGTATCGCCTGCCTCAGAGCTTTCAGCGCTTTGCTCTTTTCCACTACCTGTTAACCGGGGGTGCTGTGAGTCAGCAGCTTAGGTTAACACGGCGCAACGTCCGCCAACGCTCAGGTGTGCGATGGCCTCCCGCCCCGGGTACTAAAGCAAAACGCGGCGAGCTCTGTAAGCAGAGGGCTGAAGCCGGGTTGTGTGTTTTAGGTTGTGTGCAAGCTGTGTCAGAAAGGCACACAGCACAAGCGAAAAGTGAAGCCCCCGGCCGGAGTTATCCAGCGGGGGCTTCTTGCTTCCAGGTTGGCCCATTGAACACTGCAAGCTGCACCACCTGGAGCCGACAGCTGCACCGTTCACAAGCCAGCAGCACACGGCTATAAATGCGAAGGGCCGGGATCCATTGTCCCAGCCCCTCAGCCCGTGGCGGAAAGTAGAAAAGCGCTTAGGGCGTGGCCGCTTTGCTGTAGACGCTGAAGGCGGCGTCATTAGCTACAGCTACATCGTAGTAGCTGGTAACGGTCAGCTTTGTCTGTCCAGTGCCGGCGGCGCTGTACGGGTCAATCGTGACGTCTACAGCTCCGAAGTCGGCAACCAGGAGCCCCTGCGTGAAGTCGCCCACGATGACGCGGGGAAGCGTTGGCAGGGGATCGCCGCCCGCGTTGGTGTCTTCAGGCTCAGCAAGCGACTTGCTCACGTAGTAGCTGTATCCGAAGACGGTCCGCGACGGGTAGTGGATGACGGGGGCCGTGGTGCGCTCCAGATCACTGATAGCTTCCCCCGCTCCGGTGCTCGCCACCACCTTAATAGAGCGCGCATCTGCTCCGTTGCGGATAGCGCCTTCCTCCAGGCTTCGCAGGATATCGTAGGTAACGGCTGCGCTGGTGTCGGTGGTGCTGTCGCTGCTTGCGTCGAGGGCAGCAGTGCAGATAGCTGTGAAGGCTTCTTCCTGCACTTCGAGCGCGGTCATCCGCTGGAGCTCGTCGATAGTCCGCTGGAGCGCTTCGTTGCTGGACTGCTGGAGCAGCTCGTTGCTGAACGTCACGGACGCCTGCGCGCGCTTCGGCGACAGCGACACCGTTTCAGACTCCAGCCCTGGAGCCGTGGCGCTCGCCACTTCGCCGCTTGTGCTGACAGCTCCCGCGAGGAACACGGGGACGTTAATGTTGGCGCCCGGGCTACTAAGCCTGTTCACTCCGAGCTCGTCCAGCAGGTCAGCCTGTCGCAGTCCGCTAAACGCGGCCGCCTGGATCGAACCAACAAAGCCGGAGCCGTCCCCGCTCCCCGCCTGGAAGTTGTCAGCTGCTCCCGCCCGGAACATTGCGGACGGAAGCGTTATCGTACCTGTAGCGTCCACGCCGCGCTTGGCTGCGCGCTCCTGGTTAAACGCTGTGAGGTCTGCCACAGATGGATGTTGTGGCTGCTTGCGTGTCTGTCGCTCGATAGCGTCCCGCCAATCGATGTGGCGCGCAAGCGTGTTGAAGTGTTGCTTTCTGTTCTTCATAGGTAGAGGTTAGTTCGCTCCACAACCGCCACAGCTGCCCGGTGCGCTTCGCTGTATGCTTTTAGCTTTTCGGCTTTAGTCAGCTCCGGAGAGCAAGCGTAAAGCCACCAGCGGAAATGATACTTCCATAAGTGGCGAAGCGGCATCCGCTCCACGCTATCCAGCTCCAGCGGTTGAGTGCGTGCCATAAAGGTAGATTGTTAGTGTTAGGTGAGTGTTAGCGCTCCCGCTTAATCAATCGAAAGGATCGCCCCAGCCAATAGCCCCGAGCGCCTTCCTGGAGGCCGGCGTAAAGCCTGTAAGCGTCAGCAGCTTCAGCAGTGCCTTCCGGATATCCTTCAGCTCTGTATAGGCTGGATTCGTGCGCTTCATCGTGGAGCCGTTGCGCGAGTGCGTTTCATAAATGATGCCCTCCGCGTCAATCTGGAACTGTAAGTCTTCTTCTTCCACAAGCGCAACAGCGAGCTGCTTGATGAGGTATTCGCTACAGTCCTCCAGGATCCCCGCTTCCTTTAGCTCTAAGCGTAGAAATTTAGTCTTGTCTGCTCTCCGTTCCTTTAGCGTTAGCTGCTTTCCCATTGGCTCAAATGCTCACAAATAGCTGAACCCCTACACGCGTCACAGCGGCGATGTATAGCGAAGAGCGGATTATTTTCTGTAC